GAAAGACGAGAATGTACAGAAGCTTGCTGAGATTGAGTTAAAGAAACGGTTTGGTTATATCCTACCAAAAGAGAAAGCCCCTCAACTCTACTCGATGCTGGTTGCTAGCGAAAAGGCTAAGGAATCTTTAGATCTAGCACGCGACAAGCTAACACCAAAAGACCTACAGGTCTGGGGTGCAGAATACACAGACACAGAAGGTAACCCTCAGTACCTAGAGCTTTCACGTATAAAGACTGAGAAAGAAACAGAAGCCGCTAAGCATCGACGTTTTACTAAAGGAATTGAAAAGGTAGGTACTCCTGAGGGTGTGCTAGAAACAATCAATGTCATTCCAGCAGATTACCAAAAAGCTTTGGCACACTCTAAGTTAGAGTGGGAGCTACTCCAAGAGTTATCTGACAAAGAGGGGACGGTTGTAACTTTCGAGGACGCTGTTACACGGACAGACACCCCGGAAGGCAGACGATTGGCCCAGATAGCTGAGCATAAACGTAAACGCGGGGCTCGATTTGTACTCCCTCTCACAGACTCATTGCAAGGGGATACAGCAATCGATGTGTATGATTCCATCAGTCGCTTAGCGATGTCTTATAGGATGGAGGAGATGGCACATGCAGGTCGGACTTGGGCTAGCCTATCAAAAGAAGAGGATGAAGATCTCTTTAACAGGTCACTAGAACGCGCAAAGAAACGAATGCGGGAGATCACAGCTTTAAACACAGGAACCCTTTGGGTTGATGTGGATCCTGACGGTACAACCCAGAATATTATCAACAACCCAGCCTGGGCAGGTGGAAGGGTAACGGCACCTATTAGGGCAATGTGGGCTGGTCTACAGACGCAGGATCAATACTTTGGTCGAGCCCCAGAGACTCTCGGTAAGGAAGGGGGTCTCGAATGGTTTGGTAGACAAGCTCTCTCGACGATGGTGGGAGCAGCACTTCACGCCGGGGAATGGGGAAGTGACGAGCATATCAAACTTATCCGTGAAGGCTACGACATTACTGATGACTTCGGTATCGTAGCTAAGTTCCTTACTCCGCCATCCTTGCAGCGAGAGCAGCTAGGGAACAGAGGCCCAGAGGTGGCTCTTGGACTAGCAGGGATGTTTGGTCTTATTCTCTTAGACCCAGACATCTTAACGCTACCAATCTTTGCTGCTACGAAACCTGTGAAAGCGTTATGGAGGTCCGGTAGGATCCCTTTAACTAGGGTACATAAGTTACAGAAGACTGAGAAGCTAGCGAGAGAGCAGAGCCTGCTACCAGACGAGGCTCTCTTAAGACCAAAGCTGGAGGATCCCACTGAGTTTGATTCCTCTATAGCAACTCATATCAACGAGTTACGTCATCAGGACCAAGCACTAGGTGACTATGCTGCCGCAGCATTAGGGCTACGTGTTGGTACTGAGCCAGTACAAGAGGTCCATCTTGTCGGGCTACAAAGAGGTAAAGAAGCTGCCCAGAAGAAGATTGAGGGGCTTGAGGGAAAGATCAAGCTATCAGAGGATGCGGCCAGAGTACGCTGGCTTAAAGAAGAGAAGTTCAGGGCTGAAGTTAAGCTGGCAGAGACAGAGCTTGAAGCGGCTGACATTGCTTTAGACGCAGCGAAAGCTACTATGAAGCTAGAGACAGATCTCCTGAATGTCAAGCCAGGGTTCGTCTTAAAAGACAAAGCCGGTAAAGTACTGACCTTTCCCCTCTTTGCACAGCGACTGAAGGGTTTAGAGAAAGGCCTACCAGCAGCCGCAGAGAGGACTAGGCAACAACTAGAAGAACTCCCTGAGCTTACAGAAGCGTTGAGGAAAATCTATGACACTGGTATTTCAACAGAGAAACTATCCCTATTACACCATTACCTTAAAACTAAAGCCGTCAGGCACGCTGATGGGACTTACGATGGAGGGCTTAAAGGGCTACGCCAGCCTAAACCAGGACCAGGGTGGTCTAAAAAAGGCGCAAGGGTGATCGGCATTAAAGAGGAGCTAGTCCTCCAAGGCTGGACAAAAGCCCAGGCAGAGGCTGCGACTGATCTTCTTATGCTCCCTAAGCCTGCCACCAGCTTACGGTTCTTGGAGCGAGGAGCCTTACTCGAAGGCAGAATGGCTAACCTAATCTGGTTTAAGAAACACGCAGGCTTTATGGTTGCACAGAGCAGGCTTCAAAAGATGCGCGTCCAACAGGCTCGCTTGGCCCAGCGGTTAAACGCTAAGGCAGGAGTTAAGCCAGGGAAGTTTACGCCTAAAGGGAAACCTGCAAAGACCCGTGCTGGCTTAGCTGAAAGACTACAGAAGATGCAGGATAAGCATGGCAAGCAAGCTATTAGGGCTGCGGGTGCAAAGGCAGGCCGCAAAGTAGCAATAGCAGAAGAGCAACGACGAATCCTTAACGTCGAAGAGCTATACCGTGAGGAGATGGGTAAAGTTGCCGATCTGCTTGGTCTTATAATCAAGCACGCACGTACAGGGAAAACTCCTTTACAGGGTGTACAGTCTAGGATTACTGCCGGGGCAGACATCTTAGCCAAGGCGACAAAGAAAGAACTGGCTGAGTTTGAGAGGATAGTAGACCCAAACATCCTCGTAAAATCCATCGACGATACCTTTGACGAGACAGTTATGGGCCCCTTTAACGTCCAAGGAGGGGAAGAGGCCGCACGCTTCGGTCGAGTCATAGCGAAGCTGAAGGCTGAAAAGGCTACGTCAGATAGGGTTGTCTTGACTGGGAAGGAAGTTGCCGATTTCCAGGCAGGTGTCGAAGCTCTGGAGAGGCTAGCCCCTATGATTGGGGGTAAGTTTGCCAGCCATCGGCAGGCAGAGGTACTGCTGAATGCTATGCACTCGCCTTATTTACCTGTACGCTTTAAGCTCACAGAGCTAGGTAAATGGCAGTATGCGGCTGATCTAAGTCGTGTCCCTCGCAAGATATTCGCGAAGATCTCCCCTGCCTCTCAAAGACTTGGTGATCTGGGCCAAGACATGACTGAGATCCTAAAGCGGTCCATTCAGGTAAGAGCTAAGTTTGAAGATGAGATCCATGATTTGATTCGCTTGAATCCTAATGATAGCCCTATTCGGGTACTTGCAACGTACCTAATGTCCACGAACCCCATGAAGCTACGTAACGGATGGACCTCAGTCAACACCGGTTCCGCATCTATCTACCGGAAAGGTGTTGAGCAGATCGTGGAAGACTCACGGATAATCGAAGAGAAAGGTGGCAAGGTTATCCTTAAGGCAGACAAGTTAGCCGAAGACGTAGGGGACACCAAAGCTTTGGATGCCATCGCACGGGCATGGCTCCCGCAAGAGACGTTTCCACCAGGACGTATGATTGAGCTACGGAAGATTGCCTACAACATCATTAAGAAACAGTATGATGACGATGCTCTGGACTTCAATGCTTTAATGCTAGAGATGAAGAAAGCCACGAAGAACGCAGGGGCTCATAGCAAAAAGGATGGCTACACCTTTAATCTTAACTGGGGCGGAGCAGGTAGCGTTGATGATGCTACCAAAGCCTACTCCTTCGGGGCTTTAGGGATCGGGCATGCAATGGTGCTTAATGACGCCGCACGCACAGCAACTAAGATGGTCGGGGGGATTACGACGCAAGCTGCTGCTGATGCTAGCGACATCCTCACAGGTGGTGGTGCCGCAATCGCAAAGAGCGCCAGAGCAGAGGGCAAGAAGCTACAGTGGCACCCTGAGGAGCTATTGGCTACGCCAGGTGGTGCAGGGGTAGTGGGAGATGTCACGGATGCTCGTATTGCCGCTGGGTTTGATGCCATGGCACGTTACGGCATCTCTGTCATTGATCCTACTTTGGTTACGCAGCAAAAACGAAAGGTGATCGATCTCGTAAGGATCTCTAAGAACCCTGACGGGATTAACTCCTTTCTACCTACGACTTTGATTAGTGAGATTGACAAAGCCGCAGGTAAGATTGTTAAAGAGACATGGAAATACAATGCTCGTGGGCGTGATGATCTGGGACTAGGTAGTGCCATGAATGGCTTCTGGCGTTTGTACCGCACGTCGCTAGTTTCTGGGCTGCTCGTCCCTAACCCTCGTTACTGGGTGAACAACATCTTTGGTGACTTTGCTCAGATGTGGTGGGGGCATGGGCTGGGCACAGCGACTACGCTCTCGTTTCAGAACTTCGCTATGAACATGCCTTGGGGTAGGCAGCTACATAACAAACAGCTACAGATGCAAGCCAAGCTTGGGTCTGATCATGTCTTAGCTCCCATAACAAACGCAATCTTTAACCCTGACTTGGACAAGGTATGGAGAGCAGCCGATGACCAGCTTATCCAGTTGGGTAATCAGCTTATGGACGTTGGCACCTTGCGTAAGCAACTGGATGCTGACGGTGTCATGGACACATTTGTTCATGCAACTCTGCGAGAAGCGGCGGAGAAAGCCTCCAAAGAATCCCTCCTAGCTTTTCCAACTAAGCTTAAGAATAAGCTCTGGAAAGAAAACGTCCACGGTGAAATGTACTCTTCCCATGCGACCTTTGTTCAGCAACGGCAAAGAGCGGCTTTCTACCTGGAAATGCGACGTAAGGGGATGAATCGTAAAGAGGCAACGGAGGCGCTGCGGAGAACTCTGTATGACTGGAAGGATCCGCTCACTGCTGTTGAGATGAAGGTCTTCGCTCAGGTCTCGACCTTCTATAGGTTCTACCGCTTGATGATGAAGCAGACAGCTTCAATGCTGCTGGAGCCTTTCACTGCACCTGTCTCAGCTAAAAGCATTGTGGCAGGCAACACATCTCTAGGCAAGCTGCGACAGATGGTTCAGGGTACGAATGTCGTAAGTGATGCAACTTACTGGGGTAGTGAGCAGCAACAGCGCAACACCTTAGAGGGCGACACTCTAGCACGGGGGCTGCGTGAGATTGGTCCTTGGTGGAATCATACACGTCCGCCCCTCAACAGTTACCCAATGGACCCAATGGACCGAGAATACTGGGCGAAAAAGGGCAAGTCTGGGATCACACATGAGACTACATTGATGCCTGCCTTCACGCCTTTCGATGGGGCACAGTTAGGTATGACTACAATGGCTGGTCTGGTCGGGGTATCCGCCCACTTAGCGGGTGTTCCTATGACTGATGACTGGATGAAACAGTCTTATGACCCACTAATGAATATGCTTCTGCCACCAGTTTCCCAGACATTTGGTGGTTACCTGGATTCGTTAACTGGCGATTCCTTCTGGGGATCAGGTGCCTTGTCTACATTACGTCCTGGTGAAGCTGAGGTTCTATCTGGGTACGGTACACTTAAAGGTTTAATACCGGGTGTGAGTTCAGGGAATCCCGACTGGATGACACCCCAGCAAGAAACTCCCCACAGTAAGGTGAAAGCACCAGCGATGGTGGTTGACCTCTTTCGTATGCTCCCATTCATAGGGACACAGCTTCCTACCTTCTGGGCAGCGGCAGAGAATCCAGCCTGGGCAAGAAGTAATGCCGAAGGGATATGGTATGCCATGCGAGGCTTAACTAGCTTTAAGCCATACCCCATTAACCCTCTTCAAGAGATGGAGTGGGGTTACGAGAGGAGAAAACGTGCTACAACTAAAGAACTCTCAGCCGCTGAAAGACAAGCCGCTTGGGAACTGATTCAAAAAACTAAAAGGCAGGAGGACGAATAAGATGGCAAGAATCGCGCCGGGAGTCATTCCGATTAAAGATGCTAATCCTTACGGGACTATTAGGGCAGTTGCAAACTCGCATATCGCAGCACGTAAACTTGTTCTAGTAACAGGTCACCGGGCTAATATCACAGAGGTGGATTTGGCTGACGCAACTAAGGAAGATCAATGTAAGGGTCGGCTTCTACTGACACGCAGCGAAGGGCAGGTGTTGTGGGTCCACTCTTGGGAACTGGTACGTAACTTGACCTTAGACGCCCCTGTAGGCTCACTTGTTTACTTAGGTACGAAAGGAGATTACGTCTTCTCCCCACCTAAAGATGCGGTTGTTGTCCGCCAGGTAGGCAGAGTCGTAAGCGATAACGCAATCTTATTTGACTTAACTGCCGAGAGTGACCACGAAAATGCCCTCTCAGGAAAGCACGTAGCACCCGCAGCGGAAGCATCGTTGCCCCTTCTCTTCACTGCACACATCGACGGCAGGACTAAAAAGCTAAAGCTGAATCCACTTAGCTATCCTGTTGAGGTTATTGATGTCTGGGCTGTTAAGCAGGGAATGAAAGGAAAGAAAGGTAACAACGTACGTCTTGAGAACTGCGTTGGTCCCATCTCTAGCGTCCTCTCCCTTGAAAATGTAGAGGCCGGCGAGATTGTACGCAGTCAGTTTGTTAAAGAAAGCACACGCCAGATTAAAGCTGGTGCTTCTCTTCATGTGGTAAGCTCTGGGCAAGCTGCCTGTACCGTTCATATCTTAGCAAGGAGACTTTAAATGGGAGCCCCATCATCTACTGAAGCTGTATACTCTCGGACCACCGGGGCGGTACAAAATGTGGATAACACAGGTTACACTGAAATTACAGTCACTGTACCTACTGAAGGTCGCTTACGTAGGGTTCGTGCAGAGTTTGCCGCTGGTTCGACTGGTACGCAAATCGCGCTTCAGGTACGAGAGGAAACAGGTGTAAGCACAGGCTTACCCGTTGTCTTAGCATACGCTCTTACCCCGACTAATATCGATAGTCTTGAGGATATTTACTTTCAAGCAGCGTTGCCATCAATTTCAAGTGGCTCTTTGTTTGTGGCTGTTACTACAAACGGAGCGCCGCCCGCAGCAGACACTATCAATATTAGCTTAGACATTGAAGGTGCTGCTTAATGCCTATTACCCCTCCCAATCAGCCATACCGAACGTCACCGCACCAGCGTGTAACGAGAGTTACGCCTAGCGATGACACCTGGATTCCTGTGGTGAGGATGGCTGACGATAGCTGGAAGGACTTCTACTTCACTAGCATGGGCTTTGCTGATGATAAGCCTGCTGGGATAAACCTGACCATTCCCTTCACGCCGGGGACAGAGTCTTTCGGTGTGCCCGACCCTGCCACTCCAGAGCTTACGCAGCCTGCGGGGTCTCACTGGAGAGTGGGTCAGGTGGGCGTGAATAAGCATATCACTCTTTGGAAGAGCGGCGAACTTGAGTTCGTGGATACGACAGGCACGAGCACAGCGATGTATGATGTCTCTGCCGTACCAGGTATCTACGACCCTATCTTTAGTGGTATAGGTCTCCGGCTCGCTGCGAAGGAGTCCACGTCCAGCGCGGGCGTAGACATCGTCCCACGTATGGTTTACCCACCAGAAATAGGACCGTCGAACCTGTATCCTCTAGTATGGCGACAGCCTGAGGTGGCAGGGATGATTCAAGGAACCGGAGGGGGTGTCCCTGTTGCGGACCAGGATACCTCCATTATCTTAGGGCACTACGGCTATAAAGATGCGCTCCCCTATGCAGGCGGAGGAACCTATAGGGACAGGTGCTGGATAGGATTAGGCGCCAAAAACTTAGGGGCTACGTGGGAGAGGTGCTGCAACATCGGCAAGTGGCCGAATGCCTGGGTTCCCCCTAGCGGACAGCCTCTTACCTTTCCCGCATCTCCGCGTCTACAGCCCTTTGTAGAGAACTCCAGCTACTACTCCAACGAGTGGTCATTGGAGATCCCCCAAGAGAATGCATACTTTCCCGTAGGAACCCCCAATGTGGTTATGCTTATTCTGGGACCAGGAATCTGGACGCCCACTTGGGTTCCAGGGGCCGATGGGTTTTCTCCGTTCGCGGGGATCCATAACAACCAGACGGTGGGGGCCACCTGCACTAGCGCCGTCATCACTAACTGGCAATATAGATGGATTAAGTCTAGGGGTATCTCGCCATGAGCAATACCCGCACCACTCCACCAGCAGGACCTTGGGGCTTTCTTACAACGACTCGGCGTACTCCAACCAGTGGATACGAGCGCATCATGGCTCCCACCCAAGACAGTTGGAACGACTTCTTTTTTCAGAACATGGGGTTCGCCGGGGATGTTCCAGGGCCCGGTGATGTTACCCACAATGTGGCGGGTGGTGTTCTCTGGGAAGTCCAAGGTGCCGGTGCTCTCGGTAGCCGCAAGGCAACCCTCTTTACGGACGGCATCCTTGAGCTTGAAGATGCGTCGGGAGTGGTCACCTTGACGCCAGGACCAGGCACCACCCTGCTACCTCACGATTGTCTCGCCGTCGTTTGTAAGGCAACTCCTTTTCATTATCCTATCTCCGTGCCGGGGACAGCTACGCCGATCCCTAAAGCAGCACAGCGTGGATGGATTATTACCAATGCCGTCTTCGTCAATCAAGGTGTGCGCCTCACCCCTGCTGCCCTGGGGAACACTCCAGGCATGCTGGTGGCGGACCTAACTACCGCACCGCAACCTCGCTATGTCTCTCAGAGACTTGAGTTTGGGACCGGGGTTCCTGTTACTGACTGGAGATCATATACTACAGCCATGCCAGGGTCTATTGTTACCAGTTACCACTACTCCGCCCCGACACTATACATTGCAGACGTGGACGGAATAACGATCCAGCTAGTGGGCGGTCCCAATACCTACCCTAGCATGCAGAACTCATGGGGAAACTGGATAGGACCATTGCCTGTTTTAAACAGATTCAACTCCGTGGGGGAACTTCAAAACGGAGACCTGGATGTGACCGACCTCAGACCAGCGCTGTTCATAGGTAACGAGTTAGGGCTCCCAACGCTGGGAACTGCCGTCATGTGCGTGGACACAGCCAAATGGCTAGCTAGAGTTTATATGTTTGGAGGGGCTTACCCCTAAAGGAGAGAGCTATGAAAAAGTTTCTGTCACGTAAGTTGTTACTGACTACGGCAGCAATCCTGCTTGTAGCAACTGTTAACTTACTTGGTGCCCCTCTTGATGAGGCAGCACTTAACTCGATCACCACAATGGTCTTAGGTCTTGTCGGAGCACAAGGTCTGGTTGATTTCGGTGAAGCATGGAAGGCTGGCACTGCGCTAGCGGAGGCTGTAGACGATGGCGAATGATCTAAAAAAGAAGACAGCAGAGGTCGCCCGCAAGCATGCAGGAGGCGAGGCACCTTTTGGATTCCATTTGAACAAAGGGGTAGACCCAAACGCTGCTTGGTCTGTGTCCACTAATCCCCCCATGGATAAAGAGACAGGCCTGCCTACGATTATCAAGGAAGAGCTTGACGATGACGCGGCAGTCCGTCGTAACATGAAGAAGCAGGATGCTGACATCAACCGTCGAGAATCGGCCGAACGAGCCGACCAGGAGTTTGCTGCACAGCAGCAGCAGAGAGAGCTAACGTCACCTGATTGGCAAGGTGGCTCGGTTGACGCCCGCACCGGGCTGTTTGAGGGAGAACCTACTCGCGTAGATTATCAACCGCAGACAAAAAGGACAGCCACCAGGACTTTAGACGCAGGGGCGTATACAGAGGGGAAGTATCCCGTACTTGGCTTTGAAGAAGCGGTGGCAGAGCACTTTGAGAACCTAAGCCAGTGGGATCTCTGGAATCTTATTAAACAAGATATGGAATCGAAGAGGAGAGATTAAGATGAGTAACCTTACTAATGAAGAAGAAGTAAAAGCGATTGCTGTTAAGGCAGTAAACGGCTGGGTGAAAGACAAGGGTATATCAGAAGATAAAGCTATTGATATTCTCGCTGAGACTATCGATGCTCTGCTTCCCCTAGATACTTTCATCAAAGGACCACTAGGTAGAAGCCTAGAACGTGGCGATGCTAGGGCTATAAAGATGTTTCTACTCGCTCTACGCCCCTTACTTACCCAAGACCCTGATAAGATCCGCGCTAGGGCTGACAGGGCTGAGAAGCGCGGCAAGCTAAAAGCTGCTGCCCGTAAGCGAGCTAAGGCTGATCGGGTAGAAGCTAGGCAAGAAGAAATCACAGAGGAGAAGTCTAAATCTAAACCTAAGATCAGACGCAAGAAGAAGTAGGGAGAAGTAATGGCGAAAACAGCAACAGAAACAACGCTACGAGAAGAGTCTAAGTCGGAGCCAGCAGTAGCTCACGGGTTTAGGACGCCTGTTCCGTTAACTCCTGAGCAGCAACGGCATCTCAGGGAGAAGGTAGCTAAGGACGTGTGGCAGCGGAGCCAGGAACCTGAAGTGATCGAGCGGATAGAAAAAGCAACGGTGCGGGGAGGAAGTAACATCGAAGACCTTGATGGTCCCGTGGAGCAACGCAACATTGATAAGGATATGAAAGTAGCATCCAGTCCAGTAGGAGGCGAAACGGTAGAGGAATCCGTGCGGTCTTGGAAAAAGAAGGGTGGTGAGGCGGAGAGAGATGCTCAGGCAGGAAGGAAGAACCTTCGGATGCTTAGGGAATATTTCCACCACCTGTTTCCTCTTAAGACTTCAGAGGATCTTGATCGGCTACATAGATTGGTCTACCTTGGTAAAATCAAAGTACCCCTACACATTGAACGTGCAATGAGACAGAGAACCCCGAAGACACCAGGGCACAAGGTGGGGCAACCCGACAAAATCAATGAGAAGTGGGCTGAGAGACAGGAATCTATCGATTCCATTACCGACATTAAAGATCTGACAGAATAATGCCACTTAAGAAGGGATGCAGCAAGGAGGCTAAGGCTTACAACATAGCTGAGCTAATCCGGTCAGGTCGCCCCAAGAAGCAGGCAATAGCTATTGCACTATCTAAGTGTAGGGAAGAGAAGAAGAAAAAGAAGAAGAAGAAAGGAAAGAAGTAATGGCACAGATTGATACCAAAGATCCTAAAGCCCTAGTTGCAGGCATGCTTGCTTGTGTAGGACTGATCGGGGGAGGCTCCATGCTGGGGCTAACTATTGAGCCTGAAGGTACGACTGAGCTACGCATCGAGCATGGTAAGCTACAAGAATCAACTAAGCATCTGGACTCTCAGCTTAAAGAGTGCCAGGAAGACCTAGCTAAAAAGGAATCCAAAAAAGGAGTGAGGCAGTCTCAGAAAGGTAGCAAGTGATGGAAGAAGTAGAGGAGCCTACCACTGCACAGGCTATACAAAATAAGTATAGGAAGCAGCACTTCAAGCAAGAGCAGCGACCTGCCATGGCTTATGGTAAACCTGTGGCTCCCCCTAAACCTGTGGGGCCAGAGGGTAAAGCCAAAGAAGCAACAGAGACTTTCGCTAAGCAGCAGCGCACCAAAGAGGCAGCACCACGACGGATACAGCGAGCAAAGGCAGGAGGACTAGGGACTACGCCTCCACTAGACCTCAATGTAGAGCTAAAGGCTAAGACCAAAGCTGTTGCCGCACGTTACAAGCAGCTAGAAGAAGAGCACCCCATGGCAGTCATTGGCTCAGAAGTAGCTTTAGCTATGGCTAACCCTGTGCTTTCCGCAGGCATCGACTCTAAGGATCTTGCCCGCGCATGGGCTGCTGTTGAACGAGGAGAGCCCTGGGCTGTACCGCTTACCGTCTTAGCAGGGCTTGGTCTTGCTTCCAATGCAGTCCCTGTCTTCGGGCCACTAGCTAAGGGAGCTTTCAAAGGCGTGTGGTCAGTAGCAAAGAACGCACCCAGAGAAGTCAGGACAGCGGCAAAGGTTGCACAGGATCTAGGAAAAACAGGGCGCACACTACCTCTAGTTACTGCTTTAGAAGGACCACTACGGATAGCACCAGACCTTCTGAAACCAGGGACTGTTGAAGACTTAAGGCGGCTCGGTACAAAGGGTGGAGAGGCTGCTAGAAGAGGCATCGTTAAGGGAGCAGACGAAGTTACACCAGATGTTGATCTGTTAGAGGGAGGCGAAGACTTATTGCCACCGTCTTCTAAAGAGTATGAATCACCCTTTAGGGATGCAACTTCCATTAAAGAAGAAGCAACTAAGAAGGCGTTTGCAAACAGCAGGGAGGGGCGCTTTCAAGAGTGGAGAGGTAAGACCGAACAGGCGGCACAGGAAAGACCACATCTGGGTCTCAATCAGGGATCACCTTATGCATTTCATAAGGGAGAATGGTTAGATGATAAAGGTGTCGTTGCCGCACTAGATAAAATGAAAGCCGAGAAAATTGCTCTCGATGAGTACTTTGATGACAGCTTTAAAACTTTATCTGGTAGAACCGCTCGGGACAACTGGCCGCGCGACGGTGTTCTTCTCCCGACTCATATCAGGAGAGAGATCGAGAGGCTCCAGGCTAAACATAAGAAGCTCACGGAGTCTGCGGAATGGCAGAACATGACAGCAGACGAAAGGCATACAGCGTTCTTAAGATTCGAGAGTAAGAAAGATACTTTCTATAAAATAGCGGCTGAGAGCGAGCACGAGATGTACTTGAAGCGAGAGGAAGTAGAAAAAGCGATAGAGAAACTACAAAGTGATTGGTATTCGATACGGTGGAGAGCAGACCAAGGACTCAGCACTAAGGTAGGTGAGCCCACAGTCTTCTTCCACGGATCAAAAAAAGCAGGCCACACCACTATGAAAACAGGTAGCGACATCCAGCAGCAGACGGATCCAGGCTGGTTTGGGGCAGGGATTTACCTTTCTAATAACCCTTGGGAGGCTCAAGGCTACAGTACTACGGGTATTGGTCCGAAAAATCTATTCGAGGAAGCGGGCTACGCCCAACAGCCCATAGACGTATGGAAGAAACAAAATATTACTTACGAGGATGACCCTGCAACTCTTCAGCAGCAGATAGAAATAAAACAAAAACAGATTGCCAGAGTAAAGGACAACGGTAAAGCCGATGTCTTTGATAATGAGTTTTCCGAGACTGCGCGTGCGCTTGACAGGTTAAATGGGCAGATACAAGAGCTTCAGATGTGGAAACAGACACCTGAAGAACTACAGAAAAGACTTGAGGCTGTACAGAAGCGTAACTACGCATTGCAGGATACCACGACTTCTTCAACTTTTCCTCCAGGTGCAGCAGATGGGGATGGTATGCTAGCCGAGGAGTTTACTCTGATGCGAGTACTCCGCGATAAGCTGCTTCAAGAAGCAGAAGGAGGACGCCCCGGTGTGTATGCTTTTCACGTAAGGATGGAAAACCCCTTTGAGTGGCACAAACGAGGGCTTGGTTATTTTGTTCAACAATGGAAAGAGCTTGAGTATCGTAATGCATCTGAAGGGATGGGCTACAGCATAGAGGAAATGGTTCAGCGCCTAAAGAAGAATGCTCCTTTACCAAAAGAAATCGAAGACAAGGTACACGAACTCACAGTTTTGGCAGGCGACACACCTATTGACTGGGACAATGGGGATCTTAGCAGGGCTGTAACTGAGCACTTAGCAGATCTTGGCTATGACAGTGTGGTCCGTATAAGAGATGGAGCCCCGAAAGAATGGATGGTATTTAATAGCAATCAACTAAAAGCAGTTGCCAACCCTGGTACTTACTCCAAAGATCCTGACACAATGAAATCTATAGCTCCCTACCTCGTACCAGCAGAAGCTGGAAGACGTTACCTTCAGCAAGATGAAGAAGGCGACGAGATATGAGACTCACACCTAACTTCAGCGCCGAAGAGTTTGAGGTAACGAGCGTAGAGGCAACCAACATCTTGCCTGCCCACTACGTCCCGCGTGTGCTGGCTCTCTGCTCTGCTATCCTTCAGCCTATCCGCGACCGCTTTGGTCCGATCAAGATAACGTCTGGGTTCAGGGATAAATACGTTAACCGAACCGTGGGGGGCTCAAAGTCTAGCCAGCATGTTACTGCCGAGGCTTGTGATTTTTACTGCCCCGATGTGGATACAGCAGAAGTGTGGGATTACATCGTTAAGATGACACAAATGGGGTGGCCTGTTGATCAAGCTATCTGGTATAAGGAGACCACTGGTCACATCCATATCAGCCATACCACTCGCAAAAAGAACAGGCGTCAGTTATTATTAAAGAAGATAGACGGATCCTACATTGCTTGGGAGCGGCACGACGATGGCAACGAATGATTTCCTGCTTGACGAACTGCGCTACTTACGTGAGCGTAGTGACAAGCAAGTCGAGTCTATCATCGAGCTTCGTACTAACGTAGCGGACATTGAGAAGACGTGTACAAACATTCAAGCGCAGATAACTAAGATGTTCTTCCTGGTTGGTGGAGCAGCCTTAGCCGGGGGGGCCGGTGGCCCTCTCCTACAGGCTATGCTTAAGGCAGCAGGGTAGAAAGAGAGACGCACGGACCATCTCACTCTTCTCCCCCAGGACAAAAAAAGTTGATCCGTGCGTCTAAGACTTTATTATAAGGTAGATTATGAGTATTGCTATAATGAATAGCTGATAACCTGCCTTCTCTTCGGGTGACATTAGCCACTTTGTTGCTTCATCCACCTCTTGCCTACGGCTCTATGCTCAAGATAAAGCTTCGTCCATGCCGGGAAAGATTTCACCGGGACAACTGTAGGAGTTTGGATAAAGATGTTGGCTCGGTTAACAGGTCGCAGTGCATTTACCAGAGCATGTAGATGCCTGTGCGATAACGCTCGATCGGGCGTAATGATTAACACTACGTCCTCGGACGGTAGCCGTAATGCCGCCGTCGCTGCCACGATTGCCAGTACAGCAACATACTCAGCCCCAGAAATCCAAGGAGTAAAGGAACCTTCCGTCCTAAGTCCGAATAGAATACGTGTGGTGTCGATTTCAAAACCAATCTCCCCCGGTAAAGCCCTTGATCTAAGTAGGTTGAAGGACGATTCTATGTCCTTTTGTTCCTCAGTTACCCACGTTACCATGTAGTCAAGGTTCTCCTTAGCCTGCTTCTTCGCCGCTGCCAACCTCCCCTCTGCTTCTTTCTTCGTCTCAAAGAGAAGGCTTTCGCGGTTAGCTATGGGGGCACCATGCTTATCTATGTACGCTTTAGCCTTGTCGTAGGTGTTGCGAGAACCAGTGACAGTTATGCCTGCATTCTCGTAGAGGTCAACTACAGCCTGAGCAATGACCGCTTCCTTCTTCCTTTCTCCTGAGTGATTAACCAGGGAGAGATGCTCGATGGCTGTGGTCACAGCCCGGACGGTAGCTTGCTCTCGCCTCACTGCTCTACGTGCAGCTTCTTCCCTCTCTAGGAACTCAGGCTCATCCCCAAAGTATTTCATGAGGAAGCGTACAGTAGTTAACAAAGAGCCCGTTAACGCATCGCTTACTTCGTCCATGAGGAAGTGTACGTTCAGGTCAGTCGGTGTGAACTCCCAGTTAACAGTGGGCTTCTTGCCTCTCTGCATACGCCACTCAACGGTAGCCCCTGTATCAAAAGTGATGATGCTATAAAGAAAATCATCACATGCTGGTATGAGGCTTTGAAGCAGCACTGTAGCTTTAGCGTTGTCCCTACCTCCGAGGTCATGAGCTTGCCCAGTTAAGGCTAACTCAATCGCATTGAGTATGGCTGTCTTGCCGCTGCCGTTGTCTCCTATCAGCAGCATGTGAGGCTCTAGTCCTACATGGACTACGCCCCCTGGTCGTTTAATGTTAGTTTCTATTTTGGTGATATATGGCATTTGTCCTCCTAAACTTCTGCCCAGTTGTTAGCAATATTAGCTTCCGCTGTGAACGTAATCGGTAGGGCTTTAACCCTACGTGTGAGCACCTTGGTGATAACTTCGCGTGCCCAGTCTGCTTTCCCCTCCTCCACTGTAAACAAGACTGCGTCATGCAGTTGGTTAACAAGACCTGTGTTCTTCTTGAAGTCAAAGGGAAGGTAGTTATTCACTAACTCCAGCATCCCTATGGCGACTACACTAAAGCCGCCTGCCTGTACTCCGAAGTTGATGATGGCATTGTAGTCATCCTCTATGAAGTACCTGCGCCTACCCATCACTGGCTCTTCCACGTAACCGTTCCTTCGCCAGAACTGGTGTGTCTCGTTCCACCATCCCTTAAACTCAGGGGCCGCACGTAGCCACTTACGATGCAGGGCTCGCACTTCTTGCAGTGAATAGCCTGCGTACATGAGAGTACCCTGGTCATCCTCTGCCTTGGTAATGATCTCATGCACCTTGGGAGGTGATGCCCCGTACAACGAGGAGAAGCAGATGGTCTTAGCTACATCCCTTAGCTTCTTAAAGGAACCCTTCCCCTTCTCTATCTTCTTGGCTGGGGCTCCCGGTGAAAGCCAGAAGTCTTCACCGAACATAAGCTCACCCGTCAGGTTGTGTGGGTCTATCTCTTTCTTCTCGAACGCATCCATGTAGTGCTTAGCCCCTGCTAACGCAGCAGCAAAGCGTAGCTCAAGCTGGTCGAAGTCAGCACCCACGAAGACCATCCCTTTAGGTGGGATAAACATATCGCGTAGCTTAAAGGGAATGTTCTGGAAGTTGGGGTTGGAACTACTAAACCTACCACTAACCGTACCGTGTACGTTGTAGTCTGGGTAGGCTATGCCATCTTCCACGACGCCAGCCCCTGGTGCTAGCTTCTCGATGTAAGTGTTGAGTAACTTAGATGCCTTACGGTAACGCCGCAGTGCATCAATGATTTCCTTCTGGTCATCCTCTACTAAGGGATTGCCTAAGAAGGAACGCAGGGTAGCATCGTTAGCACTGGGGTCGCCGGTAGGCGTAAAGGAATGAGGAGGGAGAGCCCATCGATCGAAGAGTAGCTCCCGCATTTGCACAGGGCTATTTGGGTTGATCGTACGAGAACCTAGCCTATCGTCAATAAGACTCTCCCACTCATAAACTTCAGCCGTCAGCTTCTGGGCATACTCTTTACGCTTGCCCTCGTCAACGCGCATACCTAACCTATGCATCCCTACGCATAAGTCTTGCAAGGCTGCATCGACTTTGTAGATCTTACGTTGCCTGCGAATCTTGGCCTTAGCTAGAAGGGGCTGAGTGATGCGGGCTGTGACGGCAACGTCAGTAGCGCAGTACACATGAAGCTCGTGGTCAGCACTGGCAGTAGTCGCTGTCCTATCTGCTTTCCACGCTGGCACGTCAGTGAAGACCGAGCCGATGTAGCCAAGGCCATGCGGGTACTCGCTTTCTGCCAAACGGTGCAAGAGTATGGTATCTATGAGAGGCGTAGGAGTTACCCCTAAATGTTGCTCGACAACCAAGCGATCATAGTAGCCAGCGTTATGTCCCACCTTACAGATGCGTTCACTGAGGAAGAACTCGCGCATCAGTTTCTTGATCGTCAGTTCCTCTTGGGGCTCATAGAATGTTGCCGTACCATCGACGGAGAGGAAGGGGACCATGAGAACTATATCTGGTGTCCCAATCCCGATGCATCTTAGCCCTGCTGTAAGGGGCTCCAGTGCGTCTGTCTCTACGTCGTAGGCCACTGGCTCCCGTGTCTTCTCTACGTGCCTGAGAAAGGCTTCTAGCTGGGCTGGTGTAGGTGTAAAGACAGTACGGGGATCCTTCCAGCGTAGCTTCTCCTCGAAGTGACGGAAAGCTTTGGCTATGTCAGAGCGAAAGATGTCTCGCCAGATAGGTTTGTACCTAACAAACGAAGGGTGAAAGGTAGGTAGCACCTTCCTATTTAGATGTACTGTTGGACCACCCCGTACCTTACTAAGGCTTGGGTTGCCTGGGAGTACAGCCTTAGTAGCCATCGACCCTAGTGGAATGATGGAAGGGAACTGTGCTATCTCTGCCTCTAGTCGTGGGCGGCAGCATTCCATAGGGGTAGGGATAGGCTCCTTCCCTTTCTTTATCCTAGCTCTGTTCCTCTTCTGAAGGATAGCTAAGAACTCTTTGTCATTGTCTTTAGGGAAGCGACAGGCACAGACGTTAGTCCATGACACATCGTGCCTGACCCTACCGCAGTCACGTAGAACACCTATGGCTTCAACACCTGCTGGTCCTACGAAGGGACGGTTGAAGAGGGTCTCTTGCTTACCGGGAGCATCTCCGATCAGGAGGATAGAAGTGTCCTCGTTAATCTCAGAGTCTACTATGCGCCAGTTACCTTTGTTCTCCCAATGCATACGCAGAGGGCATAGATCACATCTTGGTCTCATGGGCCACCTGGGGTAAGAAGCCCTGCCCGAAGGCAGGACTCCTTAGGTTGAGTTTAGATTTCGAGGAAGGACAGAGCGTCTTTACCATCGCTGCTAGGGGTAGCAGTTGAGGTAGTGACACCATTGTCGTTGTCTTCCTCTACATCAAAGCCCTCATTAGTCGCTGCCGCCAAGGCAACCAGTTGCTCGTACTGCTCTTTAGGAATCCACTTCACTGAAGAGTAGCCGCTGCCTTCCTGGTCAGCCGGGGAGAAGAAGACGTAGCCGATCTTCCCCACAAGTTTGCTTCCGTTGAGCTTAATACCCTTATCAAGCTTAGCTTCAGAGAAGCCAAGTGAGATGAGCATTGCCTTCCAGTAACGCTTAACAAAGTCTTCAGGATCCTTGGGGAAGTTAATCCCGTCAGAGATGCTGCATCCTTTGTACTTGCCTTCTTGTACGATAGTACGGAAGATGGCGCGTTGGTTACCGGCTTGAGTGTCACGCTTCTCAGTTGAAAAGACCTTAACTTTGTAGGGCCCCTTCTCCGTTGGTGGGACATTCATCCCCGCTGCGTTGACACCAGATAGATTGACTTCGATTTCCCAGGACATATAATTCTCCTCTTCTTTAGATTGCTACGTCGAATGACTCAATGAAGTCATCGACTAGATTGGTTGAATGAATCTTCAGGTACGCTCGATCAAACGAGTCTAACAAAGCCCACCTGATATGACGCTTGTCACTTACCTTGGCAGTTAGTTTAGTAGCTGCCGCCTTGAGTATTGGTTGAAAGTTAGGCTCCTCCTTTTGCATTTGTTGAACTAATAGTTGAGAAATCTTTTCCACCGCATCCTCCATCCAGAGTAGGGGCTCAGGTCGAGGGATGGTATAGCCAGCAGCACGTAGGGTTTCCCCTAAGTTCATTGGGCTAAGTGGTGGAGTAATGGCGAGTCGGTCACCTGTGATGTAGTTCTGGTCTGGTCCTGTCTGAAAGACAAACGGCCAAGGACCAGGGAAGTCATCGGTGTGTACTACCCTAGCTACGAAGTCAGCCAGAGCAGGTAGCTTCTCAGGTAACTGCCAGCCAGGGATGAGTGGGGCACCAGGGATGTACTTACCGCCGCCATCCTTCTTCACTTCGCGTGGTGGTTGCTCATGCATGATGAGGATGACATGGCAGTTAGCCTCCCTTGCACAGTCACGTAGCTCGTAGACCTTTGCGTTAAAGACATCGAAGGCTGACCACCCTCGGTGTGTCTTCTTAAGCTTACCAAGCTCTGCATCAGCAATGATGCTGAAGTCATCAATGATGATAGCTGGGTGATTGTGTGGCTTAGACAAGATGTTCATAATCTGGTCAAAGCCTGTGGCCTCTATGCTCTTGGGCTCCCATCCTAGCCAGTTGGAACTCAGCATCCCACCCTTGGGTGAGATAAAGAATCCAGTGGGGAAGGAACGGATAGCCGCTACTGTCTTACCTCGTTTAGCGGGACCATAGATGATCCCAAATATTTCATTAGCTTTAGTCATTACTCTCTCCTAGTTAGTTATCTTTATTGAATACATGCACACAATGAGTGCAAGCGACCTTAATCCATGAAGGACTTTTACGTATCTCCACCGCCCGCTCCTCTAGGATAAGGGCTCCTTCTTCCATCATCTGGTGCCAGGGTTCTAGCTCACCACAGTAATCACAGGTCAGTTGGGGGCAGTTTACGTCAGTATCAATATGATCATTGGTCCCCATCTTATGACCCCCACTGACAGTAGGAAGCGAAGGGACATTGACCATAGGGAGTCCAGCATGCTGTCTCGTGAAACACACCGGGTACGTCCATGGGGTCTTTGTCTTTGTATCTTTCAATTAGTTCTTCTGCGTGTAGGATAGTCTGTTTGAGCTTAGGTACTGCGAAGGGTGCTGGTTCAATCGTTGGTCTTGCGAAGCTGTAATTCTTTCCAACTTCTTGGGGTAGTTGTATCATATTCAGCATGACGCCTGCAAACTTGTCTCCATAAAGCTTCTGTCCGAATAGCTGATAACCCAGCATCTGACCCGACAATGTGTAACGTCGAATAGTTTTCGGAGCGATACGAAAGGTAGTCTTGTGATCGACCATCCATATCTTTCCGCCGGGAGCCTCGAAGATTGCATCCACCCGCTGAGTGTACAGGTGCTTACCGTCTACCATAGCTCGAAGCTCGTGCTCCACTGCACGTACCTTCCACTGCTCACTCTCCCACTCAACGATGTACTTACCCACTGCTTCCTGGGCTAACTCTGCATACTCCATCCAGTGTGGTGAGTCTGCTGCGTTCTCAAAGACGAGCTTAGCGATTGCTTCCATAGGTTCATACCATTGGTCAGGGTCTTCCCCTTGCTGTTCTGCTTGCACCCTGCGGTAGTGGTGGGCGAGTCCAATGTGGACTAGCGACCCCTTCACTAGAGGAGGGCTCCACTTCCAAGGGCGGTCTCTCTCCAGTACGTAGTAGCGTGGGCACTTAAGCACACTCTGTAGTCTGTGCCATCCTGCCTCGGATGGGCCTGCATTGATTAGTTTCTTAGTCACTGTTCTCTTCTCCTTTGCTATTGTTAAACATTCTTGTGAGCAGCCATACACGCTGTCGTGGTAGCTGTAGTACTTACTGATCCATCCTTTAGGGATGGTGGGATCTCCACATGGACCGAAGGCTTCTGCCCCACAGCCATTACAGATCATAGTGAGCGTGCTCCTGGTGAGATGATGCTCTTATCTATGCGTTCTTTATGAGGCTTCTCAATCCTGTGGTCATCAGGGCTATCGCGTCCTTGGTAATCCCCGTCGCGGCTGTAAGACACTGCGGGTTGTCTCCCCCTGGACCTTGCCCACCTTAGACTAATGCATTTTGTACCCGGTGCTGCCCAACACTTGGGGCACCTTACCCTAAGAGTGTCCATATTTCCTCTCCTTCTTTAGTTAATGCCCAGCCTGTGCGCTTGTTGCCCACGACTAGACCTTTCTTCTGTAGTAGTTTGAGTGAGTGTACAGGTCCGAAGGCTCGGCCCTCCCTCTTAAGTCTAGCTAGTATATCAGCTTGAACCTTAGTTATCTTCTTCTTCATCCGACGTTAGCCTTGGCGAGTATGTTAGCTATGATTGCTGCCTCGTCCTCTTCACCAGCCAGGGTGCCAGCCACACCCACCGCTTCGTCATCCTCTAAAGCCTCACCCACTGCTTCCAGTTTGTTAAGCAAGATGTCAGCTACGTGCTCGTCAACAGTACCCTCGGCTACGGTGTACATAATGAGGACAGGTCGCGTTGATCCCTGCCTACTGAAGCGCCCTTCTGCCTGGGTTACCTGACCTGGAGTCCATGGTAGTAGTCCAAACAAGGCTAGGTCTGTATGTTGCAGCCCATCAACAGCCTCACCAAAAGCGTCAGTAGTCCCAACAAAGACAGACGCCTCTTCGCAGGTAGAGTAAGCAGCAACCATAGCATCACGCTCAGTGGTAGATACCCCGCCATGCCCCCACCAAAGAGGTACGTGCTCAGGCTTAGCCTTCTCGATTGCCTCTGCTATACGCTCGCAGTCAACCCTTCGGCCAGTGAATACCACTACCTTTTGTTTGTTCTCTACTGCCTCGACCACTGTCTCTACTATCCACTTACGCTTACGACTAGCTGCTTCTAGTAGTCGCATCTCGAATAAAGCTTGGGCTCCCTTACGTGCTGCCTGCTTAAGGTCAGCAGAAAAAGCACTCGGTCTACTCTGGTCTTCACGGGACAGGTAGCATAGCTGCCTGCGCTTAGCTGGTAGTTGTGTAGACATCTGGGTGTAGGAGACTACGTGGCATACCTGGGAGAAGCGCAGCCGTAGCTCATCTATGTTACTCTTACCTGTGGTGTCGATCCCACCGAACTTACCTGGCTGAGCGTCACAGTACCTGTGAACGAACTCCCAGTTAGTACCCCAGCAATCAGGCTCAATCAAGTCAAGCTGTGACCAGAGGTCTGAGATCCTATCACGTACAGGAGTAGCTGTTAGCCCTAGCCTGCGCTTGGCTCTAGCTGAGAGGATGGAGGCACACTGCGAGATGTTACGCTTAGGTTGCCAGCCTACGGAGCCATCGTCCTTTACGTACTTCTCTTTACGCTGCCATGCCTTGGCTTTGTGTATCTCATCGAAGACTACGCTAGCCATGCCGCCACCAATCCAGCGGGTAAGCTCACCTACCCAGTGAGGTAGGATCTCCCAGCTAAGGATGACCATGCGTACATCTTTCTCTAGCTTCTGTGGGTCTTGCCCGTAGAGGATGGTGGGGTGGATAGTAGTTAACCTTTCTACTTCCCTCTTCCACTGCCTCTTAGTAGGTGCCTTGGTGACTACAATGATGGGCCCTTCCCACCTACCAGAGAGAGCCCAGCAGATAGCAGTAGCTGTCTTACCTGCGCCGCAAGCATGCCATAGGTTAGCGCCGCTACGATTGTGGGCATACCTCCAGGCTTCTCGCTGGTAGTCAGTGAGCCAGTCTAGTACCCAAGGATGAATCTCCTTACCGGGAGACTCAAGCGGATCAATAGTGAATGACATAGGAACTACGTTTCCTTTCAGTAGTAGACGGCAGTTCTGTGGTGGGCCAGTGTTAGTGCTCCCTCGTACGCTGACACCAGGGACAGTGACAGGTACGGAGCCTCGGTAGAGTGGGGGTAGGCGAAGACTATTCATTGTTATTTCTCCTTGAGGGGTGGGGGTTATGGCGCAGACTATTACGTAGAATCTCGTTGGCTTCAGTGGACATCTTCTCTAGCCCTAGCCTGAGAGTAGCTATGTCACCGGGTGTTAGGCCGACAGGAGGATCCTGTATCAGCCAGTGGATGTTCTCATCTATAAGCCTTCTCTTCTTAGTATTACTCTGGGGCATCACTCACCTCCTAGTTGCTTAGTTCTTGAGCCCTTGATGCCTGAGTGCAGGCTGATGTTCTTACCAGCGTTGTAACCGGCAGCGTTATGCGAGTACCTAGCGGAGGCTTTAGCCACACCGAAGGTGAAGGTGTCATAGTATGCGGAGACCTTCTCCTTACGGTTGCGTACTAGAGCATAGCTTGCACCGACTTCAGCTTTGGTATCCTGCCTGATTCTACGTAGCTTATCCGCAAGCCCGTCTAAGGCTGAGCGCCTAAAGCTATTAAGCTGCCGACGCATCTCACCACTGCTGTAGCCATAGACAGGTACGTACTCGTTGGTGTCCCAGTCATAACGCCTGCACGTTTCTCTTTCTTTCAGACTCTTCTTGTACGTAGCTGCGGCAGCTTCTAGCTGTCGCTCGCAGATCTCGTAGAGGTAGCGAATGATCTCGATGTCTGACTTGTGACCATACAAGTAGATGGTGAGACCCCTACGGTAACTGTGATAAGCAGTCTTACAGTTACAGTGGCGAGCTAAGAGGTTAGCCAATGTCCGTCGCCACTGACGGTTAGGCTGCTGGTCAGGGTGTAAGGTCTCCCTTACTAGAGGGTCATGGTGAGCCTCCTTAGTGATGTCTATCTGTGCCATGTTAATGGCATGAGCAGTCATCATACGGTGGGCTAGCCTAGCTGCTGTCTCTCCTTCTGGTGTACCGTCCTGGTCTTTAGATAAGCGTAAGAGCTTCTCGATTTTAGCGATGATAGGGTTAGTCATTGTCATTCTCCTGTTTGGTTAGAGTGCGGGAGGCGGGTTAGTGGCGGTAGTATCTTTATTTGATCAGCTAGGAATACGTTAGACCGGCTGTGTACTTTAGGCCGAACTTCTCCACGGACTTCACAGGGAACGATACAAAGAAGATCTAACCGCTTAGTGAATATCTCTAGGTACTCTTCGCACTCCTTCAGAGTTGGCAGAACGTGCCAACCCGAAAGATACTGGGTCTTAGATGTCCCATCGTGGACTAATTTTTTATCGGCTGTCAGCCACTCGCCCACAGGAATGGTGCGGCTACCGTTGAGACCGTGGAATAGCGTTTTTACTGCCCCTTTATGGACCTCCACTATTTTATAGTATACGGCCAGCACCTCCCCTTCGGCGGGACATTGGTTAGCTGTTGTCATTGTCTTTCTCCTGTTTGGCTAGTTGTTATTTGATAGGACTCAAGGTGTAGTGTTACTTCCATGTTGCTTCCTCCTCTTCGTTCCATTCCTTCCATATTTCTGCTGCTTGGGTATCCACACAGTCTAGTGCTTCTCCTAGTGCTTCTCCTGTAGTTGGTAGTTTAAGCCTGATAGTATCGCAGTCTGCGTCTGACCCCTCAACGATAGAACCTACCAGTAGGTAGCTCCCCCCGTTCTCTTCAGCGGCAAACTCAAACTTAATCCAGGCACCACAATCAGTACCCTTAAAGACTGCCTTCTCTACCCGATGCCATGCAGCACCAGGCTCCATTCCAAAGTAGGTAGCTACATCAGCGGCTGAGTTGATTTCCATTGTCTTTCTCCTCGTTGTTGATTTGTGTTAGTAGTTCTTCCCAAGTTACAATCTTAGTTATCGCTGCGTTCTTAGCCATGTGGTTTCCATGTAAAGGAAAAGCCACGACTAGATTCCTAGTACGTGGCGTAAGCACACACATTCTACAGGTGTTGCAGTCAGTAGTGTAGCCTGCTCGCCTGCCGTTATGATCCCAGATCTTAGCAGCAGCACAGTTCACTAGGGTAAGCTCCTTGTTAGGTCCAAGCCCTTTCCACTTGGAGCTACCCTCGCGACCCCACCTATCTACGACGATAGCAGTTG